TAATGTGTTTTATGGTGGACCTGGGCGGTACTGCCCCGCCGTCCAGAACACTTTTCTCTTTGCTTCATACAGCAATAACTTACTTACCCTGCCCTCTGTACTTCTTAAAACTGGTTTTTCTAGTTTTATTCATACTACTTGTTTTTGGTTTGCTTCCACCTTGGCAAGTTTTTTTACTGACAGTGTGATTTTTTGTATTACGACCCGATTGTGCCATATTAACTCCTTATATTATATATTGTAATAACGAAAAGAACAAGACATTAGTTGTTCAAACAATGTCCTAGATCAATTTCAATCGTCTATATTCGCTTCTCAAATCTATAAATCCTTTTATCCAAGAATTTCGTTTTTCAACAAAAACTATTGGATCTTCGTCATCTACAGCCATTAATATAACAATCTGAGGAACTGGGATTCCTGTCATTTCCTCAAATGCAACAGCGTATGCTGAGCATTGCATAAAGTAATCGTGAATATCATTTTTTGATTTTATTCTTTTAGATGTTTTAAAATCTATAACCGACATCTTGCCTTTGTATTCGGCAATGCAATCTACAGTACCAGCAACCTCAAGATGATCTGAAAATAAAGATTGTTCTAAAGCATATATGTTATCTATATCATCTAAAAGAGGTTTGAATCGAAGCCACATATCTTTATCGAATATTCCAGCATCAACTTCCTCATTTAGTAAATACTTCTCACAAAAGGTATGAACCCTAGTACCTCTTCTTGCAGCAGTACTTGAAATTCTGTTTGCTTCTTCGTCACCTACTCGTTTTCTCCATTCTAGTATAACTTGTTTTTTAAGTAAGCCTACTACTGTTGTTACCGAGGGGTATGCCTTACCCGAGGGAGTCTCATAAACACGAGATCCATTATCTGAGGTAATTCTTTTGAGTTTAGGAAACTCAAGATCTTTTATGTGTGTGAACAAAATTAGTTAAATCTGGAGGAGTCCAGCTTTCCGGTTTTAAAACTTTGCCGTCTTGACGGCGAATAACTTTACCGGTTTTTGAATCAATTTTTGCTACATTGCTACGAGTGACTTCATTCCAAGCACCAGTAACATCATAACCTTTCATAATACAATAACCAAGGGTAACCCAAATCAAATCCATACAAGCATCGAGTTGCTCGACTTCATCGTTTTTATTTAGTGCAGCTATAAATTCATTGAACTCTTCTGCCATTAAATTGCGATAAAGACTAGCATTCTCAATGCTCGGTTTTTGATCACATGCATTCGTGAATATATTCACGTCTAATAACATAGTCATACTTTTCCTTATTAAGATAAAACTTCTATATTATGCTCGTAATGTTTTTTACGATCTTCAAGTCCTATTGTACCACCGTTTATCTTTTTTGTCATTAACAAGACGTCCTTTTTATCGGCAACATCATTTAATTTATTTTTTGACCAGAACCAACAAGCAGATTCTATAGCACCATCCATCGTTTCACAATATTTAATTGCATCTTCTAGAGTCAACCCTATAGAATTTGCAAATGCTTGGTAATTTAATTTACCTGTTAATTGTATTGCTCCTCTGCCTCTATGAGCATAACCATCTCCAGATGCCTCGGGACCATTGCCCATTCTGTTAGCATATATTCTATTCGCAATTTTTTCAGGCTTACGTTCATACCGTTTTGCTAAATCTTCATTTGGAAAATACTTTTTAAATAATCCCAACAATCCTTTAGCGCCATAGTTTAAATTTTCTTGCAGTACTGTAAAATCTAATGATTCGTGTCCACATTGCGCCAAAAATGCAGCAACTCTTTCTACTGTTGTTATCTCATACTTAGGTAAAACCTTTTCTAAAGATTCAAATAGATAGTGTATGTTCTTATTTCTTGATAAACACTTTTGTAATTTTTCTTCTGTAAAATCAAATTCGAAGCTCATTTTTTATCCTTATACTTCTATATAGTTTTTGTCTTTGGTAAACCAAATTGGCATAACATATCTTGTACCTACGACTGTTGTTACGACGTGACTATATTCTAAACCTGCGGGATATAAAACCAATTTACCTTTTTTCGGTTTTATAATGATTGGTCCTTGGTTTGGAAATATTGTTTCGCCACCTGCAAAGTCATCATTTAAATAAAGCACTCCAGAGTAATTGCGCCAACCGCAATAATTGGGATTTCCTTCTTGATCGCAGTTGTCGGCGTGTAAAACCATACCTGAACCAGATTCCCAAGAGACTAAATCTGTATAGTCGGGATAGAGATATTCTTCTCCAAATACTTTTCTTGCTGCAGCAGTAGCATCAAATTTAAAAGCATTGACCCAACGTTTTACTGTATAGTCTTGTATATTACCATAATCTATATTTTTACCATTTAGTATTCTTTGTTGGCCACCTAAGTTTGGTAATCTTGGTCTGGTACTGAACCATGCAACTATAGTGTCGCATAGCTCAGTTGCCAAAAAGTCATCAAATTCATAAATTTGAGTAGATCTCATTTAAACTCCTATGTTAATTCATACTGATTCTCGTATTTCAGTCTTGCTAATATATATTCCTTAACTATAGAAGATCTTACAATATCGTCGGTTCCAAACTCAAAAGTTTTGAAACTGGGCATCATATCTGCGATAGCCATGAACTTTTTAAGCCCAGACATATCCGTTTTCTTATAGAGATCTGTTTGTCTAAAATCTCCACAGAATATGATTTTGGATTTTATTCCTATTCTGGTCATTATGGAATTTAATTCCATGTCTGTCATGTTCTGACATTCATCTACAATAATTATAGAATTGTTTAGTGTAATACCCCTTACGAAAGAAGTTATCAAGAATTGCATTGCCTTTTGTTCTGTTAGCCTATTATAGGCATCTGGTCTATCGAACAAGTCTTTACATATTTCTATATATGGCTCTGTATATACTTCTGTCTTTTCTTTCTCATCTCCTGGCAAATGCCCAATGTCTCTGCTTGGAACTGCTGATCTAACTATCACGACTTTTTGATATTGATTTTTTATATCTAATACCTCTTCTAATGCATGATATAATGCTATATAGGTTTTGCCTGTTCCAGCAACTCCATGTAATAACATTACTTTAGATTTATCGTATGCTTCAAAGAATCCTTTCTGATTTTCAGTTAATGGCCTGATCGTTTTCATATCATCTAATCTTAACTTTAACTTATTATTCGTCAAAGTCAACTGTGGAGTTTGATTAGATTGTGTTTGAACATTTGTTTTTGTTTTTGCCATGTAGCGTCCTTCGTGGATAGTACGAAATGAGGACAACCTCTAAGAATTGTCCTCCCGGTTAAATAAAGGGGAATTTAACATCGTGTATATTAGCGTCTGCTCAATTTATCGGAAAGATTGGCCTGCCGACCATTGAAAGAACCAATCTTAGATAAAACTTCTCGAAATCCATTATCGACTGTCCGAATGCCTAGGCGGACAGGATCACCAAATGCTGGCATGGCAGTATGGTAGGATTCATATTTTTTAGATTTGCATGAAGGGCATTCTTGAGACTCCCTATCAGCAATACGACAACTGACTGAAAATATAGATTCACAATCAGAACACTTAAAATCGTAGAACGGCATTAATTAGCTCCTATACATTATATATTACAAAGTATTTTTCTGTTCGACAATATCTAGTATATTTTCTAAAGATTCGGTAAATGTATATTTTGGAGTCCAATTTAGATCATTTCCAATAGCATTAATACTAGGCACCCTGTTGGAAACATCTTGATACCCTGCACCGTAGAAGTCTACGCTAGATTTAACTTTAATCTGTACGTCATCTACCATACCACGTTCTTTTAATTTATCCACAAGCAATACTGCAACTTCTCTTACTGATAGATTATTCCAAGGATTACCTACATTATAAATCTTGCCCTGTGCTTTATCTTCATTCAAAAGTATTTCTTTTAGTGCAGCTACACCATCACGAACATCTGTAAAGCATCGTTTCTGATGACCACCATCTACCAAAGTCAATTCCCCTCGTTGTGTTGCATCGCCAATTAGTTGCGTAATTAATCTAGAAGATCCTTCGGATGTGGAATCTAAAGAATCAAGATAAGGCCCTAACCAATTGAATGGGCGGAATAGAGTAAACCTCATTCCATCCTTCTGATCCATCGCAAAAATAACACGATCCAATAATTGCTTAGAACAGGCATATATCCATCTAGAATATTTGATAGGACCATATACTAAGTCTGTAGTTTCTTCGTCAAATGGTGCTTCGCCTTTGCCATATACTTCAGATGTAGATGGGAAAATTACTCGCTTACCTAGCTTCTGTGCCAATTTAATAACACGAAGATTTTCTTCAAAGTCTAACTCAAAAACTCTCATAGGTTGTTCAACATACAACTTAGGAGTTGCAATAGCAACGAATGGTAATAATACATCACAATCTGCGATTAGCTCGTCGATTGTTTCTCGATCTTCAATAATATCCATCTGATGAAAATTCAAACGGTCATCTTCAGGTAATAGGTTTGTACGAGTAAAGTACTTATCTACGCCTACCAATTTAACATCTTTAAATCTATCATCTTTAAGAATGGATTCTTGTAAATGATATCCAATGAATCCGTCGGATCCTAAAATTAAAATATTCATCATAACCTTTCAAGTTTATTTGTATGTGGATTTATAACGATATCGCTTATCATCTTACCAACGGTATCCTCACCGTGTGAACTCATAATATGCCTATCTTCTGTCATTTTGTTTTCCAATGTTAAATGATTATAATCGCTAATAATTATCTCAGCTTTATATAATCCTGTCTCTAACTTTATATTTAATATTCTTCCAATGCCTTTGACTATATTAACATTTGATTCATAATCTATATTAAAATAACCAAATTCATTGCGATAAATTTGAGTAGTTCTTTGTCGCAAATACCCGTCTATAGATGCTATATGATATAAGTATTCTGATACCGTATCTTTTTCTATTATCCAATGATATTCTATGTTAAGTACTTTATCCACATCAAATGTAGATGTTATACGGTCAAACAATGAGTTATATCTATGCTGACACATTATGTATGTTGGAATTCTTACTACAATATCTTTAGCGTCTCTTCTCTCTAACACTGAAGAAAATCCCTTTTCAACATATATTGCCGAAGGTGATAGTTTTACACATTCTGCCAAATCTAATATATGCTCATCAGTTTTAGATGCGATAAAGATAGGTAATCCCCGAAAAGCAGTTTTTTTAATCTCTTTTCGGGAATATGCAAATGAGCTATCAGACCCTACAAAAATTGGAGTTACCCCCAACATTTGTAGTTTTGTTCCTAATAACTTAGCCCATTTTCCTGTACCATAAATTATTGCATGCAGATTATTTCTCCTCGATGTCCTCTGCTTTCCAACTTAGCTTTAATATCGTTGTATACGTTCCATGCAGAAACTAATACCACTACATCTTTATCAATGTCCTCAGGTTTTGTGATTAGAATGTCTGTTCCAGGAAAATAATATCCCTGCTTAAGTTCATTATCGTCTACAACACCAATCAATTGTTTGTTGACAAGATGTAAAGCGTACAATGCCGTAACAGCTTTAGCTGCGGCACCATATGCAATAAACTCTCGATCAGCAATAGTATCTTTAAGTCTATCTTCTCTGGTTCCTAATTTAACATCAACATCTTTTGCTGTTTGTGTCCAGTTAATGATGTGTCTATGTAATTTAATATTAGTATCGCCTTTTCTTGCAATCAATCTAAAACTAACACCATGAGTATTTACAGAATAAACTTCTACAACATTTAGCCCAACTCTTTCAATGAGTTTTGCAAATGAATACGGAGTATAGTAATCAATATGTTCGTGATATACGTTATCAATATATTCACCAGAAGTAATTCCTGCTTGATCACCACACTCTACGATAAGATAACCACCTGGCTTTAGAGCAGTAGAAATGCCTGCGACAACATCTTCCATATCTGGTATATGAGCAAAGACATTATTACCTACGACATAGTCAAACTTTTCTTTCCACTTCTTTTCCGCAACTAGTTTTTGCGTAAAGAATCCTTCTACAACTGGAATTTTTTTATCGACGTGATCTTGTATTAGATTTTTAGATGGTTCTACACCTATTACATCAAACCCGTGGCTACTAAATTCTTGCAATAAGTAAGCGTCATTGCTACCAATTTCTAGTAACTTGCCTGAGCCATATGTATTTGCTACATAATTTGCATATTCTGCAAAATGCTTTCTAAAGGATGCTGATACTCCAGATTTATATTTGTATGCTGAGAACACACCATCTGGATCGGGGGCAGATGAAAGTTGTAAGTGACCACAGTCTTCACAATAGTTTAATTCTAAAGGATGTCTTTCGAAATCAGGTTTAGAAAAAAGAGCATTAGCAACGGGGGAACTTGATAACGCTAACCATGGCTTTAACCTATCGCTTGCGCAACAACGACATAGATTATACTTCAACATATTGTTCGTGCAAAGGAGCAATCTTCACAATATCTTCATCATATGTATCTGCATCGCGCTGGTGTGCAGAGATAACAACCATGCAAGATTCAGTTTCAAACACCATTTCGTGGTCGATTAGTGGACCTGTTTTAAACATATCACCTGGACCAAAATGTTCGCGGTGAATTTTTGTCTCACCATGATTGCGCCAATAGAACATCATATCGCCTGATACTAAATAACAAGTATGCGTGTCAGTTTTATGGTAATGGTTTGCTCGCAATGCTCCTGGCTTAGACCAGATCATTTGGACGTTTGCGTCGCCGTTTGTCAATGGGAGAATGGTTCCTCGGTCATCTTGATATACAAGACCGGTTTCTACTCGATGTGATTCAGACATAATTTTCCTTTTCAATTAATTTCATACCAAGATGGTATAGGTCGGTTTTTCCAATTCGCAAGATGCCTTTTAGCACCTACATAATAATTTATATATGATTGTATAGAATCATGATATACTTTAAATTCATCTGGCATTGCAGGGGTTGGCTCTGTAAAATCAGTAATTCTACATATATTATACGGTATATTTAACATTAATGTCAACAGCAATCCGCTCTGTTCTACCTTATGCACTTTACCATATCTATATGTATATTCTCGGCAAAGTGCTCTTAACATTAAGGCAAGCCATTTATAGTTATGTACAGATTGTCTAACCCATACTGCAGATGGATGATTTGAATGTGTAGATTTGTATAGAACTTTGTCTAGTTCTGATTCTAGTTTCCAGCGTTTGATACGTCTGCCGTTAGCTGTTAGTTCGGTCACTTCATGACCATCTAGAATTCGATGTGCAGTAGAAAGAAGTTGGGCATATTCAAGGATCATTTTTACTACATGCTTGTCGGTATGTAGTGTTGCACACGTCACAGGATCATGGTGTAAATAAAATATATTCATAGTGTTTCAATAGCTTTGAGTATTCCTTGTATAGTATATTTTGCTTTGGTTGAAAGCATATTAGATTGCTTTGCTTCGACAAGGGCCTTTATAACGGTTAAAGGATCATAGCTTTCTAGTGTTTTCTCAGTAACTTTTTCGGGTAGGTTACCAAATATATTTAATGATATAACTGTCAAGTAAATCTCTTCCTCATTGTAAAGAGGGATTTTATACCCTTTGAATATTGCTCTACTCTCAGGGAATCGATATATTTTTGCAACCATTCGAGAGCTCCTACTCTCGAATATTTATAATCACTTAATAGATTTACTAGATTCTGCTTTATCTTTATCTTCACGCAATTCAATAAAAACAGGCAAGAATAAACTTTCGACTCCAGATTTATCTTTAATACGAGCATTATATTTGACTGTGACAATTTTTCCTATTACTTTTTTGGTATACTCATCTCGTTGTTCATCCGAGTAACCCGATCCTACATTTACTCGAATAACTCCGTCACTTGATTCGCAAACAAGGGCACCTAAACGACCAACATTCTTGCCCGTGCCTTCTTCCCAATCTACAATTTTAAGATCACATTCAAGTTCGCCTTTGAATTTGATCTGAGTCTTAGAACGCTTGTCTTCCCAAATTCCATCTTTGGATTTTAGAATTGTGCCTTCTTGACCTTCGGATAAAAACTTCTCAAATATTTTCTGAGCAGTAGCTAAGTCGTTTACTTGTTTATTCCACACAAGATCAATATAATGAGTAACTTGTCCGTGCTGACCTTTACAATCTGAGATAGCATTACTTAATTTTGCCATACGAATGCTATAAGGCTCCGTATCTACACCTTTAGAAAATGTTTCAAATGTAATTGCATCCCAAAGAGTTGCTCGTACATTCTTTGCTTCGACTTCGCTCATTGTACCTTTAATGGCTTTGGATAAAATACCATTGCCTGTTTGTCGATTGACAGGCTTACCATCAAAATCTGCTATTAGCAACTCACCATCAAATACCATATCCACGCCATAGAACGCTGCCATTTTAATAAATGGAACATCTAATGCTTTATTAGGAATAGTTAATTCTTTGCCGTTGCGAGACCTATATTCTACCGTGCCTGCTTTGACAATAGCGTTGAATCGCATTCCGTCGAGTTTGAGTTGGACGTACGCCGGGAATTGGATTTTGTCGACAAGCTTTTGGTCGTATCCAGAAGCCAACATAACTGGGTATGACGAGATAGTTCCTGGCCAAATTTTATTAACGGTTGCTTCGGAGACTCCGCAACGCATGTCTTTTGCAATAATACGCTCAATGATTTTTGCATCTTCTTTACTCAGTGATCCTAAAATAAATTGTAAATGATTAATTGCTGCATGACCTGTCATGACCCTATCAGATAAAACACTAAGGCTGTCTAATGCTTCTGGCAGGGACTTACGATTGATATCTGCAGCTGTATCGTAACTTGGGATTTTTCTGATATAAAATTGAACAAAAGGATCTAATGCTAGTTTAAACACTCGCTTCAATAGATCATTGTTCTTATTTTTTATAAGAATCGCTTCTTTAGCCAACCGAGAATTATCGGATGCTAGTTGCTCAAAAATACTAAAGACGTTACTCATGATTACTCCTTAATGTCATTATTATAACACCTTTACTGGAGAAAGTCAAGCAATTTTTTCCAAAAACGGATTAAATTGTGGGGATAATGTAAAAACCAAAGTATATTTAGAATCCTCGGCTAATAATTTTTGTTTACTCTTTTCAACAGCATCTAAAGTCGAATAAACACCGACAATAACCTTTTTCTTGACTCTTTTAATTGCGTCGAGATATTTTACTTCTAGGATATATTGATTAAACATTATGTACGAACCCATTCTTTCTGATTAGGATCAAATTGAGCGAATCCTTGACCTTCGTAAGCATCTTCCACAAAGTCTAGATTACCACCAAAATGAAATCCAACCCCTCGTAAAAACATTTGAAAGTCTTCTAATACATCGTGAATATATTCTTTGTCTGTTTCAAATGTGACTTTTTCTCCAGAATCGTGTTCTGCAATAAATGTGAATTTAGGCATTTACTTTACTCATAGATGTTGTATTGGTGATAGCTTGATACATTGATTCAAACTCTTCGTGTTCTTCAATTTCTAAACTGAAATTTTGTTTATGATAAACTTTTGCCATTCGACGGAATGTCTTTTTAGACAAATTTTGTTTGTCGCAAATTTCTTTAATAGCCTCACGAATAAACTCTCGTTCGCCTTCCATTCGAGACATAGATGCACTAATTTCTTTCATGCAATCTAAAATGGCTTTGCGATCTGCTGGACTGGATGGGATCATGATAAATTTTTCCTTTCAATATCTTCCTCAACACAATTATTTCCATATTGGATTTCTACAATTTTCAATGGCATATCAGTTTCATTACAAAGCTGATGCCATTCAGTTTTACTAATATGAAGACTATCGAATTTTTGATATACTCCATATAGCTCAACATCTGTGCTATTATCTATTGTATAGACAGTAGCTGTTCCTTCAGCAACAAACCAATGTTCTGCTCTATCTTTATGTCGTTGCATACTTAAACATTTGCCTGGGTCTACTGTAAGTTCTTTTACCTTAACCTCAGTATCTTGTTCGTGTAAAACTCTATAGTAGCCCCATTGTCTAGGTGTTTTTGGTGCTTTCCATTCTTGAAGAATCCAAGAACTAGAATTCATCTTATCTGTACCACCTACACCAAATTCAAATGACAATCTTTTATCCTCAACATCCATTTCTGGAATATTGTCTTTGCCTCTATCCCCACCATTCGCAAAAACAATTTCATCGTTTGGCCATGTCTGTAGTGCCAACTTAATTGCATTTTTTGCGCTACCATCGTCATCATTGAATGTGATTACATAATCAACCATTTTAAGATTTTTGACGATTGCCATTCTTTCTTCCATCGGCATAAACGGACGACCCTTTTTACGAGTTAGCCATTCATCAGAATTTAATCCAACAACCAGCGTGTCACCTAGTTCTTTTGCCAATTTAAAATATGACAGATGTCCTCTATGGATAGGATCAAATCCGCCTGTAACTAAAATTATTTTTGCCATTAACGCCTCATACTTGAAATAGATTTAGCCTCATCATCACTAAAGATAGGAACGGCATTAGACTTATGCATGGTTCCTATGCCTAGCATTTTGGTGCCTGTATATTTTGGGATTTGTTTTACTGATGCAATACCATCGCCAGTATTTCTACTTGGTATATGCTTTGTACTACGATCTGCTGGGATCGATAGTTTATAACTAAGAGTCTCTGCAGCTAAGGCGCGGATACGTTTCTTCTCATCTTGTTCAACGCCCTGTCGCTTTAACAGTTCTTTCCAAGACTTATCTAACTCACGTGATCTTTTTGCCTCTTCTGCAGATTTAAATTTCACTTTGCCTTTTTTCTTTCCGTTAGTAGAAAGCCAAGGACCTACGATGTGCATTGTCATAAGAACTCCATCACGATTAACATAATATAATTATAACACCTTTTTCAATACTTGTCAAATGCTCTGTATTGATATTCTGTCCGATTTCTCACATCATACTGAGGTTCGGGCAAGAACGAACCTTGGTCTGACCATTGCTCTTTATCTACAAAATCTTGTTTGTCTTTGAACAGGGTCAGGATGCGTTCAAAGATTCGGATTTTTTTGCTTTAGATTCTCCTGCAGGCTTTTTGATTGGTGCAGGTAACAATCCAGGGAAGGCATCTCTTACTAGTTCTTCTTTTAGCTGTTTATATTTTGTTTGTAGTTTTCTATCTTTGGCCAAAAGAATCGCTTCTGCTTCTGACCAATGGATGCCTTCTAAAAACTGAATAAACAGTTGTTCTTTTCTCTGTTTGGTTAGATTAATATCTTTTTGCAACCAAATATAAAATCTACGAAACTCTGTATAGAGATTAGTTTCAGAATATCCTACTGGTATTGATGTATCTTTCTTGAACGGTGGTTCTCCCTCGGGCAAGTACACAGTAACATTAGGATCGTAGTTAATTTGTAGAATTCCTCTTAATACAGGATGATCATATGCTTGCAAAAGTTTAACTCTTGCGTCTTTGCTTCCTGCTTTTTCGATTTCATCAAAAATTTGTGGTACGGTAGTTTTCATTAAAATTCCTCAATTAATTCTAGCATATTTTTCATTTTATTTTCAACAAAAAATGTTAGTAATTTACTTTTATCTTTCTTAGGTTGATCTTCAAAACTATTTATAATAGCACTACTAATTTTTTGTGGGATGCAGTCAAAACTAACTAAGTTACGATTGCGTTCATAGTTAGTTTTAAAATCCATATCCTGTGGCATTTCATCTGGTTCTTTATACCACAAATCTACTTTATCTGATCTAATAGCTTTTTGTCGTGTACCAGTAACAATGCTATCGTCTGCGGATAATACGTTAGGGATACCGTCACCTTTGTCACCTCGGATAATATGATCAAACAAATATTTCTCAGGGCTCATATCGGACTTAACGAACTTCTTTTGTATAGGAGAGAACTGTTTTACATTCTCATACTTTTGAAGTTGAATAAAGTCATGATCTCCTGATAATACTAAGAACGGCTTAGGTTCATCAAATAGGACACTGCTAGTATCGTTGGTCTGAGACCATTTTGCCAATACTGCAATAACATCGTCGGCTTCTGCACCTTCGACATTAATAACCTTATAAGGAAAGAATACATCAATCTCGCTACGAATAAGATTCAATGCATCAAAAATTTGTTTCCAATCAAGACCAGAATCTTCCCTTGCCTTTTTACGACCTGCTTTATAGTATTTAAAATACTCGCGGCGCCAATACGATTGATTATCGCATGCAATAACAATCTCGCCAAATTCTTTGCCGAATTTTTGTTTGTAACTTCTGATAGAATTCAGAATCATATGACGTAGAAGTGGCACTTGCACCTCGATGTCTTTTCGGTTACCTATTTCCATCATCATATTTGAGATGGCAGTTTGGTTAAAGTCAACTACGATCATAATATTAAATTTAAGTTAGTGTTACTGAGATATTGTTTAGTGACGGACTCACGGTTGTATCTGAAACAACTACAGTGTTTCCATAGCCATCGTAATAGGCATTGCCCGATTCATTTTGAGCTTGTATAGCTGCGGCATATACTGCGACCTTTTCCTTGACATTAGATTTTAATGTTAGGTCATATACAGAATTTCCACAACCTGTTAATAAATTAAACACCATTTGTGTTATTTGAGATTGAACTGCGCTTCTAATTGCTGCCTTATTTACTTGTTGTAAATAATTGGTATTCAAACTGTCTATGGTAGATTTAAATGTTGCTAATGCTGTAACATAATCACCATATCCAACCGCATCTAAAAGTTTTTCTTTAATAGCAGCAATCGCATCACCGTTTTTCAGCGAATCAATTAATGCTTTCAAATCAATATCCGGAACATCGTCATTGGGAGTACATGCAGAACCTAATAAGTCTTGTAAAGAACAACCGCCAGCAATCGCAGACCCAGACTGTGGACTTATACCTACTAGTCTATCGGTATTTGTTTTATATGTTTGCATTGTCGATTTAGTTGAATTTAGTGCAGCAACTTCTGCAACCAAATCGGCTCTATCATCTGCAATAGTATCAAACCCGGTTCTCGGTGTTGTTATTGGAGAAACCGGTGCATCTATACCATCAATCCTAGTTTGTGCAGTTGTAATTTTAGTATCAATTACTGATATTGTTTCATTAAGTACTGTACCTAAAGGGTTTTGATAAAACTCTCCAGCTATACGTTCCATAGTATCGTCAAAATCACTTGCCGCTTGCTGAGCAGCGTTGATAGTTGCTGTTACTGTGTCTATCAGAGTTTTAATTTCTTGCAACCCTGCAGGCAATATGCCTGTACGAGTTGTTATTTGTTGCGCACCTTGACTTAGCTGCGAATATACTTGTTGTAACGGATTGCCACCAATCTGAGATAGAATGATCTTAATTAGTTGACAATACGATAATTTTAAACCTGCCATATAGTTACCTCACTATTTTTAGAATGATTGTATCTATATTTATCCTACCATTGACTGCTTGTTCCTTAGATTTGATATTATCAATAAAGGATCTCAATTTTACTTTACCAGAACCCATTAGATCTTTAATTTGTTCTTCGGGCTTTCTTAGTGTCTTTTGCTTAGATTTTTCCGGAGACCAATTTTGTAAAGTTGTACCTTTAACAGTCATGCCTTTTGTTGATTCGGATGTGTATACAGATAATTTACGTGTTTTAGTATTGAACAACCAAACCTGTTCTGCACCTACAAGGTCAAGGGCTTTAGCAGATACTAGTCCTAGTTCTTCGTCTTTGAGTTTATATTTCAAACTCTTAACCTGTGCAATTGCAGGTTTTTCTCTAGTTGCTCTAGGCTTACGATTCGCTTTCTTGAACTGCCCATACTTGTCAGTATCTTCTACAATCGATTCAAAGAATTTTACAATACGTTTTAATTTACGCTTGTCAAAATTCGAATAACCTTCGACAACTTGAGAGTCTTTGCTCTCAACAACTTCTTCCCATTGTGCCAATTTTTTAGCTGCCCAGGTTTTAATTTCTGGTACATATGGCGCAGGGATTTGATTGCCCTTTAAATGATTGTAAAGATTGAAGTCTTTATCTTCAGTGCAGAAGTCATCTACATAACCTTCAAGTTCACCGATAAATTCAGATGCCTTTTCTTTAATAGCATCTTGAATAGATGGGCGCTTACTAACTTCTGCGACTTTTACTTCTTTTACTACATTGGTCTTTGCATCCAATCTTTTCTTACCTAGCAAAAGTAGTCGATTCAATTCTTGATTAAATCCATCAAGATGATCTTTACGAATATTTGCACCTTGTAGTAACATACGAGCCATCCAGCCATATGTCATGTGCACATCTTTTTCTTCAACCTCAGCAAAAATCTTAGATGAGGTAGGCATATTATGCTTTACATATTGTGTAAAGTATTTGTAAGCATCTACTCTAGTTTTATCCGTACTATACCAATTATTGATTTTCATCAATGTAATAGTATAATTATCTGCAGATGGGTCTAATTTAGAAACCAAAGGTTCAGATGATAGAACTTTGCTTGCATCATGCTCACGTTTAGTAGCCATTTATTCTCCGATGTTGAAGTGGATATTTGTGATAGAGTCAAATCTACAAGACCGCCATTCTTGTTTTTCTAAATCGAAAATTGAAAGAACATCGTCGTTAACCTTTCGGACACGCTCTGTTTTCTTTTCAATAACCGGCAGTCTGGATTCCTCTAAGGTACATTTCATTTCCCTTATTGTACCATCTTTCTTCTCGAAAGTCAAATCTACAGTGTTCGTTTTAAGAACACCGATAACCCATTCACGAAAAACTTTTTGTTCTTTGGCTGGCGCTTGTTTATACCAACCATATCCTGCATTAGTCTGCAGTAACAATTCTTTTGATTTCGAATTCATCATATACAGCTTTCAAAATTGATTCAACTCTCTTGTCTACATGGTAATTATAACAGGAAATGGTGTGCCTGTCAAGCACCCCCTCAATACCCCTTTTATCAAAAAGGTTATTCGCTTTTTCCGTTATTGGTAGAGGATTTTGAATATCTTCATAATCATAAAATAATACATGATCCCATAGATTTACGATATCTCTATGATATTTTAGCGAACGGGGAATAATAGGAATTCCTCCAGTAATCAAAGCATCAAATATTCGAATAGGAGCATCATTTAATACTGGAACGATCCAATGTGTTTTATGACTACACCATTCTTTAAATCTATCTAACATATCTCTGCTGTGATATGATCCATCGACTAGTTTCACGCTTGGTAATGTTTGATGTAGAATAGTTAAATTCTTTTGACGTAGTGGAAACTGAGGATATTCAATATGAGTACCTAAAGGTTCATTTACACGATTAACTGTTTGTAAAATTAAATCTTTATGTTCTTCAAGATAATCTCTAGACCATTGAATAGTGCCTGATCCAATAGGACCTGCCATAATATTATTATATCTCGACAATAGTTCTAATTGGTCAGAATGTGTTGGGACATAAAGATCTGAAGATGCAGCTAGCATTGAAGATAATGCAAACCAATGGTGATTATCAAAATCCCATATGACAAATAAGCAACTAGGATGTTTTAAATAAAACTCAAAATATTTGCCTAGATGATTATCAACCATTACATTATTATTACTTAAAATAACAATTGAATTTGGCTCAAACGATTCAACAGTATTCATGTTGAAAAATTCGATTGTTGCTTGAGGTGGTTTATATCTAACTGCGTGAAATATATGGTCAGTTAAATAAATTTTACTAGAAAAGTTCGATGCTAAAGTTTCCTTTAATGTTCTTACTCTTTGATTCTTAGATCTAACTAAATCATACACTACATCTTGTTGCACTAATCCGCTAGAATTGGCAACTAAGTTTGCAACTTGATTTCCAATTTGATTTGCGGCATTTAATTTATCCACCATAGTCGCAGGTGGCGGCATACTGTAAAAAACGCTCATTATCCGCCTCTTCCGACTTTCTTTTGAATGGTCCTATTGACCATTGGCATATTTTTTGGTTTTGTATTTTTAACTAATCCCTGCAAGTGTGTCAGAGGTTTAGTCTTTAAGTCTGGTACCGATTTTGGTAGCTTTTGATCACTATCTTTTTTTATCATATCAACTCCTAAATATTCTATTAATTATAACATCTAATAATTTAAATGTCTATTAAAAAGGTGGGCCGAAGCCCACACTTTACGATGCAACGCCTGCCACTTTTTCTTTTGTTCTGCCATAAGCAGCAATTCCAAGAACGGCGCCCATTGCAATATGGTATAACCCAGCACCCTGAAGGGTTAATGGCATCCATTGGCTTGTAACTTGTCCTGCAGACATTGCTTGTAGCAATGACCATAAGATCGGAAACAATACAAAGTCACATGTACACGTTAACATATAAATCCAACCCATCATGGGTCGCATTTTCTTATTAATCCAGTCGGTAGCACCTTGATCCAATGCTA